GAGGTGGCAGATACGGTGCCCTTCCAAGGCTCCATTCGGAAGTCGTATGTAACGGTTGCGGCCATGTTGGTGAGGAGTTGAAAGCGAGGGGGATTTTACTCCCCCGCGCCTCCGTTAAGGGTTAGGGTTCGCGGTCGCAGTAGATGCGGACAACCTTCTCATTCTCAGTGCGGACAGCGCCGCGCATGAGGTGAGAGCGGATCAGGAGCGCATCGTTACGCTGAGGAATGACATTCATCGAAGTGCCACGCTCACCGATGGCAAGCTTGATGCCCGACTTGTGCCACACAGGGACGGAAGTCGTGCCAGTGGCGGATGTCTTTGGAAGACGCTCCGACATGATGAACTTGAAGCCCATGAACATGAGTCCATCGACTCCGCCGTTGACCAGCGCTTTCACGTTGCTGTAATCGCCGCAGGTGACTTCCGTAGTGCGGAGAAGGTCTTCAGCCTCCTGCGCAGTGACCGCGATGTAGCGATCATTGAACGGGACTTCAGCCTCGTTGAGCTTCTTGGCCGCGCGACGGAGTTTGCCGATGGTCAGGCCGCTATTGGCGGCGGTGCCGGTTTCGACATAGTCGATGGCGATGTCCTGCGTAGATGGCAGAATGTCGGTGGTCGTGCCAGCGGCTCCGATGTAGCGAGTTCCGAAGAATGCCGAGATGATCACATCGTCGATCTTGCGGTTCATCTCGCTGGCATGGCCGCGCACGGTGTCAGAGGTCGGGAGAACCACTTGGCCGAGGAAGTGCGAGTCATACTTGTCAAACCACGTTGGAACGTGGCAGGGCGCTTGATAGAGCCAGTATTCGGAGCCAGCGAACTCAACCACTGGAGTCTCTTCGAGACGCGAGGAAATCTCGGATGCCTCAAAAGCGGTGACGAGATTGAACTTTTTGCGTTCGCCGGAGAAGTCGGAACGCTCAACAGCGCCTTGCAAGCGGCTGTCGGTCTGTTGGAGTCGGTCTTGCCAGCTCGTGGAGAACTGGTCGGGATAGTAGTCAGGGATTGCACTCATAGAGTGGAAAGGAATGGAGGGATTGCGCCAGCCTTGGGGGCTTGGCAGAGGAAGAGTCATGTCTTCCGGCTCCTTGGGTATCCGCAGTCGCGGGCCTCGTTGCGCGGGGGCGCTGGAGTATCCTTTCGGGTCCAACTGGCGGCAGTTATATCATATATGATAATCGGCGCAAGCACAAAAAAGCGGCACCTCATTTCTGAGATACCGCTGAATTCTAACGCCTATAAAACAAAGTCTGCCAAATGTCTTATAGATTGCGCCGTCAATACTGCTTTTTCTTCGCCTCATGCAGCGCAATGAGCTGCTGTTGAATCTCCAACTGACGAGCGATCTCCTTGTCATTCTTCGGATTCTGGAACGCAGGATCAGCGCGAAGTTGCGCCATCTTCTCGTCAATCGTTGCCATTGTGTTCCCCCTGTCGCCGTTGATCAGTCCGGAGTCTTCGCGGAACATCTTGTCAGCGGCGAGGCCCATCCTGATGACATCCTCAGTCGAATAGGTGTCTTTGGTCGGATCACCGCCAAGGATGGCAATGCCGCGCTTTGTCTGCTGCCAGTTCTCAGCGGCAGCTTTGCCCCATTCGGAGTTAATCTTGGTGATCAGCGCCTCGCCCTCGGCCTTCTGTGCAGTTTCAGACTGAGAAACCAAGTCGCCCATAGCCTTGTTGTAAAGATCAACAGCCTTATGGACGAACTCGGGCGCAGCCCCATACTTGTGAGCAAGTTGAGCAAATTCGCCAGCGATGGGCGCAAGCTCTTTACCTTCCGGCGCTTTGATGCCGTATCCTTCCGCATTCTCGGGAGCACCCGTGATCTTGGCAATCTCTGCCCGGTATTGGCCCCATTGCTCATCTGTCGCGCCCTCGCCGGGGAGCTTCACAGACTGACGAGCGCCAATCAGCTTTTGCGCGTTGCCGAGTCCCGCGAGTGCATCGAATGGCGTCGGATACTTCGAGAGCGAGCCTTCAAAGGGTTTCAGGTGATCGGGCAGGGCTTTCGTCCAGTCCTGTTTGAAGCCTCCTTTGTCGTCGAGCAGGTCGGTGAATGACTGCGCGGTTGTCGGCGCAATCGGCGTATTGGCCGGAGGTGCCGATGGATCAGGATTGCCAAGACTGCCGAGTGATGGCGTTGGGTCTGCTGCGGGTGGTGATGCTGGGTCGCTCATAAGTTATGGAAGTTTGCGATTAGGCCACTTGGCCGAGAATGCCGCCTCGCCGTGTGTGGCGATGAACCATCGCTGCCACTCTGGATCACGATCACCGAGGACTGCGGAGCGCGGAGGCTCTGGAATGGAAAGAATGCCTGCCGCCAGATCATCACAACTGGCGACAGGCTCCGGCACGTCGAGGGCATCGACAACCTCAACGGCGGAAATGGTGGGCAGCGGCTTGAACTGCAATTCAGAGTCTCCGGCCATGGCGCGGAAAGTGGAGACTCCTCGGCCCTTCGGCGGACTGTCGGTGTAGCAGATGCTGTCACGGATGAATCCGACATCTTCGCCGTCTTTGAGGACGCGCTGGTCTGGGGTGATTGAGTAGCTCATGGTCTGTAGTTGTTGAGGATCGTATCGAGAATGAAGCGAGGGAAAGCTTTGGAGCCGTCGAGTTGCGCCGCCTTGAGCGCGTCGAGAGGGTTGCCCTTAGTGTCCACAAAAGTAGATGTGAGGGTTCCGCCGCAAGACATCTCCATGAACCGAAAGAGAGTGATGAAGTCCTCATTATCTCGCAGTTTCAGGACTGCCAGCGCGGCCTTTTCGTGGATCTGCGCGACGGTGCCGTCGATCGGCTGGAGGTAGGTTTCGATGGGTGTCATATCAGCAACGAAGCAAAATGCCGCTGGGTTTCCCGTCGTGAGTTGCTTGCAACTCTCCAGTTGGATCAGGTATTGATGGGTCAATCTCGTGCTTGAAGACGAGCGCAAGATGACGCTTTACCATAGCTGTTTCAGCTTCGCTAAGGAGAGGCGCGTTGGAAATCTCAAAGTAGCCTTGCAGCCAGAAACAAAAATCGCGTGATGTCATGGTGATGATTTGATGATGCGTGATTACGCTCCCATTAACTCGCCCACTTTTTCGATGCCGCCAACATCTTTTACGGCGCCAGCGGCATCCTTCGCCATCATCGCGGCAGCTTGGGCTTGCTGTGCCTGCGCACGGGCTTGCTGAATCGCGGCCACTTCTTCGAGAGGCTTGAGCATCTGAGGATCACACCCGGCGAGGCGGGATTTCTCGCGGATGTAATAACCCGTGTTGAGGTGATCCATCACACTTGGATCAACTGGCGCGAGCACAGCTGCAGTCTGCATCACCTCATCAGAGGCGCGCAGAGTGATTGAGCGCAAGGCCAGCGCGAGCCGCGATGTCATCGTGATCTTCGGAGTCGGAAGCTGGATCATGTTCGGCCCGACTGCTTGAATTGCCTCTTGTGGAGGCGTCGGCAGCATCCCATTCTCCGCCCAAAGGTCAAACAGACGGACCATCATCGGATTGATACATTCGCCCGTGTCACGGTCAAAGGCGGGAGAGATGGCGTCGAGCTTTTCGCCTGAGAGTAGGTTGCTCTGATACGCCGTCATCTCGTAACCTGCCGCTGATAGCTGGCTGAACATCTGGAACATATCCAAGTGGCAAAGCTGATGGATCATCATTTTGCGTGATTGAATATGCTTTTCGCCCTCCGCGAAATCGCCCGTGACTTGCAACGGGAAGATGGCGTCAGGCTGCATTCCAGCGCCGTAATAATTCATTGCCCGAGGTGCGGTCTTTAACGTGCCCTCGAACGTATCAGGAACGGCCATCGGAGGGAAGACGCGTTTCTCCACGAAGGTGTCATACATCATGCGGAAGAAATTCAACTGCCGCGACTCTGGCAAGAGCGTGAAGCCCGGCCCGTAGCCCCACACGTCGCCAAAGTCGAGAGCGTCCCAGTTCAGGAAGCGGCCAATAACGAACGGGAAGTGATCGAATCCGCCCTCCTGCATGACCTTGCCCGACACCTTCTCAAAGTAGCAGGACAAGAAAGCCTTTCGCTTTGATGGGGCGAATTGCTCATTGGACTGCAAAGATGGATCACGCGGTTCTACGACGTGGTAGAAGCAGCATTCAGAATCAGGCTCCTTTTCGAGCTTCTCGGTGATGTGCTTCGGCAGATTCTCGGCCCCGAACTGGCGCGCCGCTTGGTAGGCTGTGAACTTGATCTCGCGAATGATGCCGCAGGCTTGCTTGTTTTCGTCCTGCCAAAAGACGTAGGTTCCGATTTTGATCTTCTCGAAATGCGTTTTTCCCTGGGGCGTCACAGTGATGAACATACAGCCGGTGCCGAATCCCCACACGTCGGAGAGGTATTCATGGCGCTCTGTGTAGAAATTCGAGTCGGCAATGTATTCCTGCGACACCATCGAGCACTCGCGAAGCCAGTTCTTCACCGGGTCACTTCGGCGCTGCTGCAAGACGGGCGTGTATTCAAACCAAGGCTGCGTCTTGTTCGTCGTCCACGACATGTAACCAGCAACAGATTTACCGAGGGCATCCATTGCCGTTGTGTCATAAAGCCGAGCATCCCGGTTATTGTTCGGAGTGTAGTCCTTCTGGGTGATGCCAGCCTTGCGAGGAAAGACATGCTCAGCGATCTCTTGCCATGCGGTATCCCAAACGCCACGCGCATTTTTGAGCGCGGTAAAACGCTTGAGCCATGCTTTCGTCTGCTCTGTGCCCTCGGTGGCTTCGCTCATAGGTATTTCGAGCCGGGTTTAGGCTTCATACCCGCAGCAGGTGGCGTGTAAGTATTGAGCATCACACCCTCGCCTCCCATGCCGAGTTTGCCAATGGATCCGAGGGCGGACGCTGGCGCGAGCGGGTTATCAGGATTGATCGTCTTTCGCAGACCTTCACGACGCCCGGCAGTGATTGCGGCTTGCTCGCCTGCTGCGGAGTCTGCGCGCACTGGCGCGGGCGCTGGTGGTGGTGCTTTGGGTTTTTTTGCGGAGCCTCCCATGATTAGGCATCATCTATCATATATGATTTAGCGCAAGCGTGAAAATGGCACCCAATGGAACTCGCCATCCTCAGACCGCTTGAAGCCAAGCCACTTCCTTTCACTCCTGCGAGGATCAATGCTGACAAAGTGCTCCATGCTGCCACAGGCCAAAGTGACGAATACCGCCAACTCTCCCTCATGCTCCGCGTCCATCGCGCAAATAAAGCATTCAGAAGATGAATAGACATAGCCATCACGCAAATGATCCTGGAGCATGGCGTCAAAGTCCATTCCCAGACGGGCGGCAACTTCGCGGGCTTGGGCGTAGGGTGTCATGATGCTTTTGTTTAATGCCTTTAAGCTGCGTTGAAATGATCGCGCAGGCCTTGGGCGTCGGCTAGGGCATTGTGTGGATTGGCGCTCACAGAGTCCACTGGTAAGCATTCCATTGTAAACTCCAGAGGGTAACGTATCCGCGTGCCGGGACCAGTGATAAGCGAGCGGCAAAGCCAAGCTAAATCCTCCGGCCAGTCTGCGACAACGTGCATTTTGCGGAACGTGTCAAGGTAGGCTTGCAGTCGGGCTTGGAAGGTTGGCGGACTGATGGCTGGCTTACCTAACTTGGGCATGACGTGCTCGGCCACCCATGGGTCAATCTGGAGTTGTGATGTGTCCAGCACCTCATAAAAGCTGGCGCGACTAATGTCAGCAGGCACTAAGGCTAGGCTAATAAGTTCACCACCAAAGCTGTTGAACTCGCAATCAATGTAAACGTGCATAAGTATTATTTTTTCATGTCTGCTGCCATTCTTGTCTGCGTTTTGGCCTTTCGCCAGCTTCAACTGCGCTCGTAATAAATCCAAGCTCGTCAGCACATCCGAAAGTCAGCATGGAATCTGCGCCGTGGCTGTTGATGTCATGCAGCGGAAGTGCCCTCATCGCTCCAGATGCCGCCTTGGGCTGCGTTCGGTAGTTCATCATGCAGCCCACGCCAGAGGGCAGCGGCTCGCCGAACTCGTCAGCCTGCTTCACCTCGCACGATCGATCGAACCACATTCGAGCTATGCGCTCGCGGACTGAGTTCACAGCGTCCCACTTGTCGCCGGCGACGGGAACGGTGATGATCTTGTGATTCGCAAGGCCAGCCTCAACGAGTTGCTGCCGGTAGGTCTTGGTGTAGCCTTTATCGCGGTAATCGACATCGTGCGGGAAGAAATGCTTGGCGATTGGCCTGCCAAGCTCAGCCTCCCATCGCTGAATCTGCGCAACGGCTTCAATCGCGCCCTTGCCGGTGGTGAGGAAGAAACGATGCCAGCAAATATCCCGGTGCGGCATCTGCCCAAGCCACGCGCTCAAGCCATCGTTGCCGATGTCCCAGAACGTGAAGAGCGGGTATTTCGGCTCGATGACAAGCGGCCTGA